CTCGTCAATAAATCCTTCGTAGTTCCATTCCATTGGGATAAACAAAGAATATAAACCAGATTTTGTTTGACCATTTCTATTTCTTTTAGTGACATCTGACGCATAATATAATTTTTTAAAGTTATCACCACCTTTGTCTAAAGCGTTTGATGTACTACCCATCATACACTTACCAACTATTCTACTACCTAATCGTAAACATGTTTTTGTAACGCGCCAGTTGTTTAATATATTATCTGGTCTTTCCCACTTACCACTTTCGTCGTGTACTAATAAATTTAATTTTTCACCGTCATAACTGTTATCACCAGTATTTTTCCAGTCAATAGTAGTATCAAGTCCAACCAAGTCTTCCTGCTTTTCGTTCGCAACAATTTTTTTACGCGTAAACTTACTTGCAGGAACACGGTAAGCAAGTTCAGACTTAGGCCTGTCCATACCGTCTTGTATCGGTTTAAAAAAGAAAGGATAGTTAACCGATATTGGAACAACTTTGTCTGTAAACATTTTTTTAGCATCTGCACCTGTTTTAGATAATATACCATATCTACTATCACTTGATATTGTAGCTAAGTTAACTGTTTCAGCTGATGACATAAAACTAAAACCAGATCTTCTGTTTTTAAGATATGCCATACCATAACATCTTTTATCAGCTTTACAAGCTTCCCAGAATATATAAAATAATCTATTTGCTTCTCTAAAATCTGGAGCACCTACATCTATTTTGCTCCATTGTAAGTACATATAGTGACTACCCGTTATGTACGTAGGTTTACCGTTATTGTTAAACCAAAATCCTTCTTCTCTTCTCTTAAACTCTTCGTCTATATAATCAAACCACTTTTCTTTTTGATCTTCAGGGTATGATCTCCAATCAAATATATTTTTAAGTTTACTTAATTCTTTTGGGTATTCTATTTTTTGCCATTTGTTCCCTTGCAGTTTATGTACTTGCACGGGCACAGGTGGTAAAGCAACTTGAAGATTTTGTATTTCAAGTATTTCACCAATTTTACCGTTTTTTGATATAACGATAATATCGTGTTCTTTATTGTATCCATATTTCCATTTTTTACCACGGTTTAATCTCGTGATTGTTGTTTTTTTTATAGGCTCTACGACCTTTACTAAACTTTGCTCGTACATTACTTAGATCTTCCTTCTGCAAATCCTTTAAAAACTTTTACTTCTTGCTTTTCAGGTACTATACCTTCTATCATGTTTTCTTCTTCTTGGATTCTGTTAAGTATTTCAAATGCGTCAAATATAGCTAGTTTTTTTGTAGCCGCTGCATTTTTTAATCTATCAGCGCTAACATCGTCTTCAGTATTAGTTATAATCTTTTCTTTAGCAACATTAATTAACTCTTCAACTGCTTTGTGCCCAGCTTGGATTATAAGCTTCTTCGTTTCCTTGATATTCATATTTAATTGTAATAAATTTATTTAAAATCCTATATAATCTTTGGCCATCAACTATAAACTCGTAAGTTGAAAAAGGTGTAAAACCTACAAGCTCACCAACTTTGTTAACACCATCCGTATATTTAACTATACCTATACACTCTTCTTCTTCCTTTTGTTTTAGTTTATCCCTCTGTTTAATAGGTTGTACAAAGCAGTAACCTTCTGTAGCTAGCCATTTGTTATTTCTTTTATATAAAAACATTTGATCTGGCTTTACTAAATAAGTGTTTTCATCAAAATAACTTCTGCTATTTTTTTCTTCACCATATTGGTTATGCCAACGTCTAAATACATTGTGATGTACTATAACTGTATCTTCAGGTTTAATATTAGTTTTATAAGCTGTAGGTATAGATTTAACAATAGCTTCTCTATTTACAAACTGATGATTATATATTTCTGTATTTACTATTAAATCTTTATCACCAACTTTTTTAGTGTTGTTATATCTATTACCTTTTGGCTCTATAACAAAGTCAAAAGGAGCTTTCATTAATACTCTAAATTATATTCTACAGATATTGCCATGTTTTTATTAAAGTCTTTCCATGGTAATACATCTTTACCTTTTTTAATATATATAGAATACTTATCTTTTTCTTCTATTATATCTGATATTGTATGCCCACCATAAACATCTTGACCAACAGCATAGTGCATAGCGTTTTCCTTATAGTCTTTACCTATTGTTATTTTTCTAATAAGCTTACTCATTTCTATTTATTTCTCCAGTGTGGATATTGATATTATCAGTACCGTAATCTTTTTTTAACTCTTCTTGTAATTTAACAAGTTCGCCTTGAAAAGTAACAACATGATCTAATATAGCTCTTTTTTTAGTTTCTAAGCTACCTATTTCCATTTGACCTCTATTTAAGTTATTTATAATATTTTGCATTTTACTTAAATGATCATTACTAATTTTTGTAGGCTTGTCAGCCTTTTTTGTTTTTCTTTTTGCCATTTTATTTAATTTAAATTAATTTAATCTTCTATTATCCACTCTGATTTACCAAGCTCAGTTAATATTTCATCGTGTGTATATTGTGTTTTACCATCTAAAAAGCCTGGAGTAGCTCCTTCAAACTTTACAAATGTTTTTGTGCCATCGTTATTATATCTTAAAGTATTAGCTGATGTTTCTAATACTTGATTAAAATCTACGCTTGCAACTTCGTCTTTTGTTATTATTATATATTTTCTATTGATCATATTATGGTACGTCTTCTACGCCTTGTGTAGGGCTGTTTGTAGGAACACCATCTGCTCCTGTATCTGTTCTGTCTATAAAATTATCCTTTGTTTCATCTAAAGGTAAAAACGCTACTAAACCATCAATACCAGCTTTTGTTACATCAAGATTTGCACTACCACTATTATAAAGAGTTGTAACACTAGCGTCTGATATTGTTTCATCAAACAATGAAAGACTACTAAAATGTCCTTGAAAAAAAGCATTATCTGCATTACCAGCTTTACCTAAATAAATTTTATTAGCAGTAGTTGCAAAATTAGTTATTGAAGATGTGCTATTAGCTACTTTACTACCGTCTAAATACATAGCCATCGTATTAGCTGTTCTATTCCAAGTAGCAACAAAGTGTGTCCAACCATTATCAACAGAATCAGTAGCTGAATAAGTGTGATCTAAAAGTGTGTTACTACTACCACCTCTACAATTCATACGTATAAGCTCAGAACCACCTTGATTTATAAATAAAATTGCTATTTTATTATCATTACTAGTATCAGTGTGTAAATTAAAAATAGTATCATTTTGACTTGCTGTTTCTAATTTAAGCCATATAGAAACACTACCTATGTTTTTAATAGTATCTGCTACAGAATTAGTTATTATAATGTGATCGTCTGAACCATCTAAAGAAACAGATCTAGTAACAGCGTATGCTGTTTGTGGATACACTGGGCTTGATAATGAATTACCTAATCCTAACCCCATTACTTACCAAAATAACAAATTACACCACCAGTACTAGGAGTAAACTGAGTCCATCTACCATATATAGTTGTTCCAGCTGGATATGCTTGGCCGTTAGCTATAATACCACCAGCACCGTGTTGCTCGTCTATAAATATTAACGCTTGAGAACTAGGTGATAAACCAGCAAAGGCTGTTGAGCCATGACCTTCTAAAGTAACATTAGCACCATCTACTGACCTAACCTTAACGCCTCTAGCGCTTGGGCCTTTATAAATAGGTACTGGAGTTTGTGCATCTATAGTAGCAGCGGGATTACCATCTTCTTGATAAGTCGCGTTTACCATTACAACAAACTGTCCTGGTCTTACTAAAGTATTAGCACCAGCAGTTAAAACTACTGTTGTTATATTACTACTAGCATTATCATTTAAAGCTAATGTAGCAATACCATTGTGATTAAAAGTATTATCAGCATTTATAGCTGTTACGTTTGTCCCTCCTGTTATTTCTGGAAAACCAGGCCCTGCTTCGTCTAACTTTTCAGGCGTTAATACAGTTGGAGTGTTTTCATTTATAAATTGAATAGCTACAATAACATGATTTTTTGGTGGTATTATTGTTTGTGCTAAATCTGTATAAGCACTACCTAGTTGTCCGAAGCCGTATGCGACTTCTGTTGAATTTATTCCCATTTTATTTTTTTACTTTTTCTAGTGATCTACCGCCAAAATAAGCACCAATCACTGTTATTAATACTAATTGTAATAAGTCTACCCAAGTGTCTTTTACTTCAAAAGCAATAACACCAGCATCAATAAATATCATTAATACTGTTGAT